TCCAAACAAGTATTTCACGTTTTGTTTTTATCGCTTGAACAAATTCTGAACCTGAACCTATTGTTAAAAAATTAGCTGCTGATCCAGAACGAACTGTAAATAACAACTGATTTTCATCATCAGAAAATCTAATCAACAATGGGTCTTGAGTTGTTGTTCCATAAATATTCGTGCCAAAAGCTATCAAGTGATTTTCATCAACCATAATTTGTTTTGCTACAGTAGGAGCATTTTCTGCACCAGAGATAGTGCTAATTTCTACTGCTCTCGTAGATAAACCATTTGTTTTATCCCAACGATAAACAGCTTCATCTCTAGGATTTATAAATAAATCTTCTCCAAAATTATCATGTGACCATGTTCGTATTTCACGAGTTGTGCCACTTTCTGCTGCTATACCCCAACCAGTAAAATCATCTGATGATGAAGCATTACCTACAGCAAGCCGAACAATTGTATTATCTGCATGAGTAGCGGCAGTTGTACCACTTGCACCTCTTGTTGATGGACCACCACCAGTTCCTAATGTATTACTGCTAATTGTTCCTACTGTTATAAGTTCTTCTTCTATTAATATTGTATCACCAGCAGTAATTCCTGTAGCACTGTCAACATCAATCGCTGTCTCACTGTTATCTAATGCTTCGGCTAACTGTGTTGTCAAAGCACCTGCCGTTGTGCCACCAAACAGTCCAGCACCCCAACCTGTACCACCAACCTGTGAGTCAAGACCTGAATTTATTTGATAAATTGCTTTTGAATTATTAAATGTTAATGTTCCATTTGTAACTGAACCACCTGTAGTAGATGCACTAAGTTCAAAATTTGTTGCATCTGTAATTGAAGATACTGTAGCACCAGTAGGGATTCCAGTTCCACTAACTGTTCCACCTACAATAAGAGAAGTTGTAGAGTCCATTGTTATAGTTGGGTCATTATTATAATCACAAGTAGCATCTGTAAAAGACCCATTACCTGTATCAGAAGAGTTAGCATTTACGCTGACTGTTATGGTGTAAGAGTTACCATCTATAACATTTACTATTTTATGTTCAGCGTTAAGTATGGTTGCTGTAACCAAACCACCTAAAGTTGCCGCACCACTAAAAGTAACAAAATCATTTTCTGCTGCACCATGACTATTTTCTGTAACAGTAATGGTTGAAGAACCATTTGTAGCAGAAAAGGTTACATCACCAACGCTTGTTGTTAAACGAATAGGCGTTATATCATTAAATAAGCCACCTTCTTCAATGTAATATTTAAGATGTGTACCTACACCAAGATAATTTGAGCCATCAAGTGCTAACCAATTATGCAAACGTCTTGCTGTGCCTTCGTAAGTTCTACCAGTCATTTTCTCCCAACCACCAAACTTTTCTGCATAACCAAAACGAAAACGTATTTTATCACAGTCAACCCAACCACCTTCATTGCTATATGGAGTAATTTCTCTATTAATACCTGGTTTAAATTGTAATTTGGTTAATGGCATAATTATCCTTGTGTTAACATATTGTTGTTTGTAGATGCAGAAGAACTTGTTCCTCCAGCATCACTTCTATTATAATTACAATTTGTTCTTAACTGAGCTATCATATAATCTCCAGCACTTCCTGATGTTGTTTGTGCTCTCATAGTTAATGTTGTAGCAGCAGGTAATGTTGCTTCGATAAAAAGATGACTATTTAAAGCTATTCCTATGTTTCCTGATACACTATCTCCATTGTCATAAGAGCCTGAATCACGAACACTTCTATTGCCTACTTTTAAACTGACTCCTGAACCAGTTAAGCTAATATACCCACCATTTGTTTCTCCTCCTGGATGAACACCATGAAGGGTATATATACCTGCATCAGAAACTTTAAACTGTACTTCAGTATGTCCAGTATATGTACCACCTCCATAAGCAGTGCCTATTATTGTTACTAGCTGACCATAGTTAAATCTATATGATACAGAACTATTTGCATCTTGGTAATTAGAAGCGTAGCCACCATTAGCAAGGTCAGGTCGCATTGAGTTTGCAGACCAACGACCTGTCTGAGCTGCAAATGAAGTTAAATCAACACCTGAACTTCCATCAGTAGCTTTAGTAACAGTTGGGTTGACTAATTTATAACCACTATAAAAGTCTGTTAAATCTATAGAACCACTTGTCGGTATGTTTTGATTTGCTTCTGTATCTAAAGAAGGAACGACACCACCATTATCAAACAATTCAATAGGCAAACCATCATTAGTATCATTTGTTTTAGTAAAATTACTTGTAGCATAAGTAGCAGGATCAGGAACATGAGAGCCAGCTTTGTACAAAGAAGTCATATTTATTGATCCACTTTGTCCGTAGAAATCTCTTACATCAGTAAGGTTTATTGATCCACTCGTTGCTAAAGCCATACTTATTTATCTTTTTTTTAATTCATCAATTTGTTTTTGTTGTTCTTTAATTGCTTCAATTAAAACACCAACTATGTTTCCGTATGCAACAGACTTATATTCACCATCTGTTACAACTTCTGGTAAAACTTTTTCTATCTCTTGAGCAATTACACCAATACCTTTTTCAGCTTGTTTTGTATAAGACACACCACGCATATTCATTACTTTGTCTAAAGCGTTATCTATTGTTTGTATGTCAGATTTTAATCTTTCATCTGAAGTTGCTGTAACTTCTGTTGCTGTTAATGTGCCATTAATTGTAGTACCTGAACTAGAAGTGGTTACTCTTGCTGTACCATTATGTTTTAATATTACTGGATTATCTGTAGCAGTATTAAGAACTAAATCACCAGTTGCATTGTGCAAAAAAGTATCCGTACCATCGTGGTATATCTTTAAATCAGCACCTGCTCCTAATCTTAAATGATTTGTGGTGGTACTTCCGTCTGCAGCAATGCCACAAGAACCAGTTGATTCAATTCTAAATCTTTCTAAAGGTGTTCCTGCATTTGTACCATCTTCACCTGTTTTAAAAACAATCATTGCAGCGTTGTTTGTTGCAGAAAAATCACCTTCTGATTGAACCTCTATTCTTCCAGCAGAAACTTGAGCATCTGTTCCTGTTGTTTCATCTGGTGCTTGAAACTCTATTGCTCCTAGTACATCTGCACTTTCAATATTTTCTTCACCTGTTTGCAATGTAAGAATGGCAGGTTTGTTATCTCCTGTAGCAGTGTGTTTTATTTTTAGTCCTGTATCTGCATGATGTGTTAATTGTATTTCACTGTCAGCACCAAATTTAATTATTGACGCATCCGATTTTAATGTTAAATCATTTTGAAGTTCAATATCACCCTCATGTGTCAGTCTCATTTTTTCTGCAACTGCACCATCAGTTCCTAATTTAAAAACTAGGTCTGTGCTATTTACAGTAGCAGAAAAAGTAGCATCAGCTTCACCTACTATAGATGCAGAAACTAAAGCACCATCAGAACCATCACCTTCATTTGGTGCTTGAAATTGTAAAGCTCCAAGCACATCACCATCTGTAATGGTCGTGTCAGATGTTTGTAAGGTTAATAAAGCACCATCACTTGTTTTAACTGTTAAATCTTCTGTAAAACTGTCAGAACCAGTTTCTATTTGTGCGACAGCAGCACCAGAACCAGCACCATCTGCATAAACTATCGCTGTTTTAGTAGCAGCAATTGTAACTGTATCGCCAGTACCTTGTTTAATAATAATAGACTGACTTGTGTTATTTTTTATAAAATATAATTTATCTTGATTATTAGGGTCTATAGTTACTGTATTTGTTCCACTAGGGCTACCACCAAAAACTAATACTTTAAAATGACCATCAGATACAGTGCCATCTGAAGTAGTTAAAGTATGTGTTGTACCAGATAATGTGATTGCACCTACACCATTTATAGCTCTATCAATAATATCGAAATTTGTGTTGGTCGTTGATCCCCAAGTACCTGCTTGTTCGCCTGTACCAATTTTCTCTATAGCATTGTTTGATGTATATGAACTAGCCATTTATAACTCCTAACCTGTATTTACATCCGTCCAAGTGTTACCTGTATGTGTAATTTCTGTCCAATTATCACCAGTATGTGTGATTTCTGTATAAGTGACATTAACACTTGGTACAATTTCTGTAAATAATAATTCACCAGTTGTTGTTTGTGTAAAGTTTATATCTTGTGTTGACGCATCAACTAATATGCGAACACCAGATGCTGTCTGCACAGTTGAAGATACCAAATCCGTTTCTAATGTTGACCCTTTAATAAAAACAGCAGAAGAAGACGCTACAGATGTTGACTCAAGACTTGCACTATCAACAAGTATTCCAACTCCAGTTGAGGTCTGTATAGCTGACGATGACATCGTACTCGCACCAACTAGCGTACCAGCCGCAGCAGAAGACGATACGGCTAACCCTGTCATTGATGCTGAAAGCTCTAGTACCTTATTAATACTACTAATAGGGTTTTCTGATAATGAGCTAAAGCCTAGCATAATTAACCTTTAGGATATTTATCTTTTACAGCTTTAATAGTTGTTTTCCAACCATCAACTCCATTGTGATATAAATCATCTAACTGGTCTTTAATAGACGGATAAGCATCTGCCCTATCCCTTTGATATTTGTTATTATCAAAAACAGTTTGAAGCTCTACTTGTTTGTCTGTAATTTGTTTATTAGTAATTTTAGTTGGATTACCATCGTGCCAAGTAATTTGATTTATGTCTTCATTGTTAATGCTTACTTGTGCATCTGCTTTTAAAGCCGTTATTGCATCTATAATACCAATCATCCTGCTATCTCCATTGCAGTAATAGTTGATGTTCCTCTGCCTATATAAGCTGCATTAGTATTAACTTGAGTGTAGTTAATTGTTAATTGTCCAGCAGATTGAACTGAACCCTGCATTTTATATGTTTGTTCAGAGGTAGAATTTGGCGAATCTAAAAACCCTACATAATAAACTTCTCCAAATGCTTCATCTCTTCCATATACTGTAGATTCTGTTTGGCTACTTTCACCTGTATCTGCTACTAAAATACTTGTTGAACCTCTTATTAAATTAAAAAATTTAGCATATGTGTAAGTAGCATTAGTTTGTAATTGTACTTGAATAAGAATTTTGCTTGAAGTAGATGATGGAGTAATAGCTACAGACACACCTGTAATGTCAACAAAAGATGTGCTTGTGGTTGCAAACGTATCCGTTTTAACAGTTTGCACAACCTGCAACACTGAACCTGCTGGTAAACCTGCATCTCCTATTCTTGATATTGCCATTTAAAAATTACTCCCCTTTATGCCATACAATGATACTCTTGAACCTGCGGCAACATTTCCAGTGCTATACATAAAACGTAAATAGTTTATTGCACTTGTTGTTTCCATGTTTGCACCACCACCCCAACTGTAATCTTGACTTTGATGTTTAGCAGTATATCTATAATTCATAAATTTATTAAAACTTGCATGATTTAATCCAAAGAAATAAGCTATAAAACTTCCACCCTCATTTGCATCATTACCTAAGTCCGTTGCTAATTGAATATAGGTTTGACCAGCATTAATTTCGTTGCCGTGTGCACCACTTCCAGATACTGGAGTAAATGTTCTTCCACTATTAGTAGTAACATTACTAGAACCATTGTCAGTAGATGTTGTTATCCATGCTTCAGCACCATCTGTTGCTGGAATAACTTGTTTACCAATCATTACATAATCATCATAAGTAACATTTACATAAGTATTGTTAAAAACAATCTCAGCAGCGGCTACACCTAAAGATACAGTATGAAGTTCTATCCAAGAACCATCAGGCATACCAGATGTAGGTACAGTAGTGCTAGTTCCTAAAAGATTGGCAAGATTTCTTGCGTTACTCATTAGATACTACTCTGACTTTCTGCCCAAGTTTTATAATTAGCTTTAACTGTATCAGTCCACGCTGCATTTGCAATAGCCTGTACAGAAGCATCTTCACCACTAATGTCAGTGGCTGTATGTGTCCACTTACCATCAGAATCTTTTCCTGAAGTAAATGGTGCTAATACATGACGATGAAATGAACGAGTTAATTCTTTCTTAGAACCATCTGCTTGTTCTTCCATAATCTTTGTTGCTTGACGAACTTGTATGTTCCATGTATTTACGACTTCAATTTTATCGTATTCTATTTCTTTTGTCATATCACCTTGTGCCATAATATTTTCTCCTTCTAGGCTTCCAACTCTAGCAATCCACTAGAGTATTCCTTTATTGTACTTTATATGTTACAACAAAACGAATTTGGTCATTTGCACCGAAACTTCCGTTTTGTGCTTGTAATCCAAAAAAATCACCATCTGTATTGTATAAAATTGTCATAGTTGCTGCATTATCGTTCGTTGCTCCAACAAACCCACCTGTTTGATTTGTTTGGTAAGCTATACCTGCTTCAAGCATGACTGATGTAGCAGCCGCAACACTATTTGTTACACTTTTTGATGTAAAAGGCAAAGAAATTTTAGTATCACCATTTGGACTTGAAACAGAACTTATTTTTGGATTGCCCACAACAGTCACAGTATCTCCTATTTTTGTATAGTAACCTGTAGCAAAACCACTATTTAAAGTTATAGTTCCTGAAGAAGATGCTGTCATTGCAATCGTATATGTACCTTCTTCATAATCGTCTAATGTGTTGCTGTCTGTGTTTGATGTTACTCCAAGATTGATGCCGTTACCAGAAGTACCAAAAATTATATCACCATTAGTAAGGGTTAAATTATTAGCAACTGTAAGACTGCTACTTACTCCACCACTTAATGTAACTGCACCACTAAACGTACCGCCACTTGTAGCACTAACTGTATCGGCAACACTGAATATATCATAGACTAACACAGTCACTTCATCATTTGCAGATAATGCTGACAGACCTGCTATAGTATTAGCTGTGTTTGTATTGTAGTCCGTTCCTGCTTTTAATAAAACACCATTAAGATACACGTCAACATACGCACCATCTGTAAATGTAAGCGTAGCTCCATTGGCATCTGCTCCACTTACGGATGTATCGGATGCGTCTGCAACAAATAAAAATCTATTTCTTACTCCAAACTGTGGTGATTTTCCTATGTATGGCATTTGTTATTCCTTAACTCGGTTTCGTTGGAAAAGTTACGTTATCCAAATCAGATGCTTTAGTAATGTCTCTAAGCTCTTGTCTATACTTTCGCCATGCAGTTGCATCACCATCACTATCTGTAAGTGTATTTATTTTATGGTCTGCTTCTTCTAACAATGGTTTTCTAGTATCTCTTAAATTATTTTTTTTACGTTCAGTAGCACCATCAGCCCAAGCCTTTTCTTCAGCTTCTCTTGCTTTAACTTCTTCTGAAGTCATTTCTACTATTAAATTATCAACCATTTTTTTCATTAGTTTTTTAACCCATAAAGTTTAACTGATCCTGATGCAATATCTCCACTACTCATGTAAAATCTTAGACCATTAACAACTTGAGAAGCATCAGCCACTACTATACTACCAGCAAAAGCACTAGAAGCATGATTACCATTTGTATAAAAATTATTTGACATACCACTAACACAACATGGTCTTGCCGTGTTATTTACATTTTGTAAATTTGCGTTAATAGTAATTCCTTCACCTGTGGCATTACCATTTTGGTAATAACTAGTAATAGTAAGTCTATCTGAAGAGTTATCATTTAAATAAGAACTTGCAGCTAAAGAAGCTACCTCTCTTCCATGATTATCTGTTCTTACTGATCCACCTACAAAAGTTCGGAGATGTAGATAAGTATTATCAGTTGCTGGAAGAAACTCTGCTGTTATAAAATAATTATCATAAGTTGAATTAATGTATGTAGAACTAATATCATAAGCAGAAACAGCACTACTTATAGTTGCTGAAAGAAGATGATCCATACCAGCACCAGTTACATTTCCAGTAAACGTACCATTAACAGCAGTTAAGTCTTGTCCTGCAGGATGATTAGCCGTGCTTGCAACTGCGTTGTGATGTAACACATAAATATTGTTCGTGCCACTTGGGGGTGCGGCAGTAAATGTTAATGTTGTACCACTGACTGAATATGCTGTTGTTGGAATTTGTCTTACATTTTCTACAAAAACTGCAATACCATTTGTCGTTGCCGCTTTAGATAATGTAAAAGCAGTCGTACTAGCGTTGCCACTAAATGTATCTTTAGTGACTGATGCAAAGTTTGCTGCAGGTTGATTACCAACATAAGGCATATTAAGTTATCTCCATAATACTTAATGTGCCACTTAATTTATCTGCTACAGAACAATCTACTGTTATTTGGTCTGTTGTTTCTAACACTACTTTATTTCCTGCCATGAGTTCTAGTGATGAACCAACAGGGATGGGTGCATCTTTCACAATTATACTTGTGCCATTTGTTACGTTATTTGAACCACCTCTACTACCTGTATCACTTACCACTCTTACAGTAGCTGTAACCTGTGAAGTATGTATATTAGACAAAACCAAACCAAGAACAATAGTTGTTGTGCTACTTGCCGCAGTATATACAACATAGGGTGTTCCTGATGATGCTGGTTCTGCCGCAAAAGTTACTACTTTAAATGTATTTGCCATATTTTATCCTAACGCTATTGCTAATGCTGTTGCCTCATCTGCCGCTGCTGATGCTGTTGTAACACCTAAATCTGACACTACCTGAGAAGCACTTCTGCCCTCTATACTTGTGCCATCAACTCTTAAAAAATCATTATCTGCAACATTTGCATTTGCAACTAAAACATTACCATTAGAAATACCTGTTGATAATGTTGCTACAGTTGTTATAGCAGTGCCGTTAAGTGTGATTGCGTCTGCTTCAAGTGTTCCGTCAAAGTCACCATCAACGGCATCTATGTTACCTTTAAATATTGTTGATGATATAGTTCCTGTACTTGGATTATATGTGAGGTTGCCATCCATTTCCAAACCAACATTACCTGTACTTGATGTAGCACCTTCTACAAAGGTAATTAAATTTTCTTCGTTTGTACTTTCATTATCTGTAACTAAAACATGAGCAGCGTTTGTTGCGTTTGTAACTGTCACTCCTGCAATTACAGTGTTAAGTGCTGTGCCACCGACAGTTATTGCGTCTGCTTCAAGCGTTCCGTCAAAGTCACCATCTACAGCATCTATATTACCCTTAAATACTGTAGCTGATATAGTTCCTGTGCTAGGATTATAAGTTAAATCACCATCACTCTCTAACCCTATATTACCACCATCTACATCACCACCTGCCGTGAAGACAACTGCATTTTCTTCGTTTGTGCTTTCATTGTCACTAATTGTTACAGTTGTTGCTACTGCTGCTGTTGTTGCATTTGTTACTGTTACACCTGCAATCACAGTATTAAGTGCTGTACCATTAACTGTTATGGCATCTGCTTCTAACGTACCATCTATATCTGCATTGCCACTAATATCTAAAGAACTAGCTTCTATCTCTCCACTTGTTTTAAATATTACGTTATCACCACCATCAACTTCAAAGATAATTTGATTGTCTGTTCCAAATTTAATTCTATTATCTGCATCTCTACCAATTTCTAACGCAGTGTTTACGACTGAAGTAATTCCTGTTTGTGCTGCATCTAAACTTACTGCACCACTTGATACAGAAAAAAATGTATCACTAAATGATGCTATGCCCTTACTAGAGGTTGAAGCATTTGATCCTGCAATAGTTACTTCGTTACCTGATGCTGAAGTATCTATTCCAGTTCCACCTGTAACAGTTAAAGTTTCACTATCAAGATCAATAGCTATTGTACCACTATCTGTCGTTAAATCTAAATCTTGTGCTGTAACTTGAGCATCAACATAAGTCTTAATTGCTTTAGCTGATGCTAATGTGTCATCACTTCCAGATACACTTGATATATCGGTATCCAATACTCCTGATTTAAAATCTGCTACGTCAATATTTGAAATTGAATTGCCAGTGCCTTCAACATCAAATGTTTTATTTGTTAATGTAGCTGTTGAAGATGTTGTAACTAATCTAGCATTACCACCAGAACTAGGCAGTGTTAAAGTATTTGACGCACTTTCTGAATGTGGTGCGGCTATAATAGTCTGTCCGTGTGAATTTGCTTCACAGTTTAATTTTATAGCACCTGGATTGCTTCCACTGTCATCAGTGTTTCCTTTTATAACTACCTTACCAGTTCCATGTGTTTGAAAATCAATATCTTGATTAGATGTTGTAGTTACAATGTCTTGACCACCTAAGTTTAAATTACTAGCTAGTGTGCCTATAGATGTGATATTAGTTTGTGCCGCACCTGTAACAGTTGCTGCTGTTCCACTTACATTTCCTGTAACATTACCTGTGATATTACCTACAAATGTGCCGTTAATATTATTACTTGCATCTTTAAACACTGCTTTATCAGCAGGATAAGTCATAAAGATAGTTCTTGTACCAGATGACCAGTTTACTTCATTATTTGAATTAGAACTAGCTAATATAGTTGTTCGAGCTAATGTAGTTCCAGAAGATGTAAACGTGCCTAACCCAACCTCAAAGTCAGTATTGTCTGTGCAAACATAATACGTTGTATCAGAATTACTAAGGTTAGCAGTAAATGTTTCAAAACCACTTACAGCACCAGCTAACGTATATGTTCCAGTGCCTGTAGTAGTTGTGGTTTCTTTAACTCTGTCTTTTATTACTAAAGCCATTATTTCAACTCAATACTCAAGTTTGTTGCGTTTATTCTAAATATATCGCCTTCTGCTAATGTCTTACTTGCATCCAAAGCACCTACAAATAATATATTACCACTTGAACTTGCATCTACAATAAATACATGAGTTATTGTTTGTGTTCCACTATCTGTCTTAGCTGGAAAATCAATTGCTGAAGTGTTCTTTGCTGTCTGTGTATCTGTTGAATCAGCACCTATTGTTGTCCAACTAGCTGCTGCTACTTGTTGTCTAGCATACCCACCAAAACTTGCTTCTGTTAATGAACCTGTTTCAGCATCAGATACGGCTGTTGCTAGTCCTACATAAATACTGTCACCAGGACTTGAGAAACTTAACGAATTATTCTTAAAGATATAATGTAATATTCTTCTTTCTAAATAGTTAGTTGCTGCATTTGAGGTTGCCATAATTTATCTCCTATGTTCTTTTTTGACGAGGTAGTCCTTGCCTATAAGCATCAGCATTTTCCCTAGCTTCACCAAAATCTTTTAAACGACTTACTTCTTCCATAAACCTTTTTTCATATTGTTGTATCACGTCTGGTTCACCTTTCATAAATATATATGCTTCTACAAGCGATCCGTAAAGTATTGCGTTTATAGCATTTTTACTTAACCAAGTAGTTGTAGTGTCGCTTGATATAGCTGATATAGCAGAACTGTGAGAAGTTGTAGAGCCTGTAATTGTTTCACCATTTGTAAAAGCTGTTGTAGGTACGATAATTGTTAATTTGTTCGCACTATCATCTTTGCTTTCAATAGTTGCTGTAGCACCACTTGATGATCCAGTTATTGTTTCTCCAACTGCAAAACTTGAAGCTACTCCAACAGTTAATTCAATTGTACTGTCAGATAAACTTGTTGGTCTATAATAATAATGTAATTCTACAGAATAATTACTATTAGGTGTTGGAGCTAAAATAAAATTATTTACATCAAATCTTGCATAATATTTAGGTACACCTGTGGTCGCAGGATTAGGATGATATTCTTGGATAAAATTTACATCTTTTTCTAACAAAAAAGTTGTATTACTAGAAACTGTTACGGACAAACTAAATGGTGAGAAAAAATCAGTTGGTACAGATAAAAATTTATCTGAAGAACTTGTAGCACTCGTAACATTTTTACGAAAAACTTCAAAATCAATCATTTTAAAAAGACGATTTTCTGTAGATCGAATAAAGTTTCTTAAATTATTTTTAAAAGTAGTCTCATTATTTTCTGTATAATCTTCTATAGATGTTTTTAAAGTTGTTAACGTATAACTCATTTAAGCCTCTAATGTGACAGGACCTGCTGAAGCAATCTTGCCACCACCTTTTATTAAACCTACAGTTGCAGTATCTGAAACTGTTATTGTATAATTATTTGTATCAACAACACTAGCAATAGTAAAGCCAGATGAATTTTCCATTACTGATTTTGTTATACCATCAAAAGAAACTACGTTCCTAAATCTAACTGTTCCTGATGCAGATCTCCCATGACTTTTCTCTGTGACAGTTACTGTGTTGCTTCCAGAACTGCCTGTTTTAAAAGGATCAAGCTCTAATAAAACTTCTATAGATGGTTCTGTTCTTTCAGGTCTTGCATCACGCAAAGCCTCTGCATCTGCTTTTTTCGGTCTAGGGTCAAGTTGTGGATGTTTATCTTCATATTCATCTTTACCTACACGCAGTCCATTCCATTCTTTTCTTGTGTCTTTAGCACGATAGCGAAATCCTGAACGATCTGATATTACGTATGAGTTACTTGGATTTGCATATTTTGGCATTATCAGACCTTATAATAATCTAAACTTGGAGCGATAGTAAAAGAGGATCTATCTCTATCTTCTGCCATTGCTCTATCAAATTCTTCTTCATAAATATTTTTTAATAATTGTATTCTATCAGGTGCACGTTTTAAAGATATATAGTAAGCAAGACCTGCTGATAGGCATGGATAGAACCTAAAAGGTATTTCTACAGTATTCTGCATCGTGTCAGCGTCTTGTATACGTGTTAAAGCATCATAATGTATAACATCTGTACTATTTTCAGGTGCGGGCCAAATCTTTAAATTAGGTGTTATTTGTCTGTCAAGAAAATATTGTGTTGGTCTACCTGTCGTTGTTTTAGTGGGTATAGATAAATAAGTGTCACGACTTATACGTGACATATTAAAATCTGTTCCACTTCTTCTAACGACAACAGATAATACATCAATTACGTCTGTTCCTAAATCATATTCTGAGTCATCTGCTGTAAGTGCTTGTGTTCTTTGAACAATTGTCCATTGATTAAGTCCACGATTAGCCCATTCAGCTAACATTAAATTAAGTGATCTTTTTGCTGTTTTTAAATCATAACCTGTGCGTATTTCTAAACCACATCTTTCAAATGCTTCTTCTATATAATCATCAACTGCTAATTCAAAATCGGTAGAGCCTGATGTTGCCATGTTTACCTCATATAATTTGCGTAATAAGAATTAAAACTAAAGAACATAATTGGGCGATAGCTAATACAACTATCGCCCATATTTTTTGGTTTAAAGATTTAATATCCTCACGTAAATGAGCAAGATGATTATTCTCAATAGTATCTAATCTTTGATTAATAACCTTTATATCACCTTGTAATTTTGTAGACATTAATAACCTTTTCTTACTTGCATAATAATTGTGTAAGTATCTGCACTAGAATGTCCAACAGTAGTAAACTTTATGTCGCCTGTTTTACCACTACCAGAATTGTTCGGAATACCACCAAAAGATGTATAATCGTGATAACCAGATTGGTTTTCTCCTAGTTGTATTGCCAATACATCAGATGAAGCATCAAAAAGAATACTAACTTTCATACCTGTACACTGCCACCATATTTTTTCTATAGTTGCATCTGTACAAGCACGTCCACTTGCATCACCTCCTAAAGCACTTACATCAACTTTTGTAACGGCACTTTCACCTGTGCCGTCACTTACGTTAGTAAATTTTAAAACAGCCGTCTTTAAGCCATCTTGTATGGTTTGACTTGCAACTGTATCAGCCATGTTACCCTCCTAAAATACAGAGTATTCTATTTCGAGAGTACCACGAAAAGCTGTTAAGGCTGTGTCACAAGTTGAACCTGCACCCATATATAAATACTTACTAGCAATAGCTGCACTGATATTTGGTTCAAATACATGATATGTACCAGCAGTTGCATCTAAATCAATATCAATCTCTGTTACTGAATCAGTTGCTGAAATTCTTGGATTAAATGATGCAACACCTGCACCCACAATTTCTGTGCCAGAAGATATAGCAGTATTAGTTGCTGTACCTGATGTAGCACTAAGTTGTAAGTTAGCTAATGAATTAGCATCACTTGCCGCAGCAGTTGTAATTCCAAGAACTACCTTGTGAATAAAAAATTTACTTGCTGTTACGAGTGCGTCTGGATGATCTGTGTTAAGTTCACCTATTTCAACAAGAACATCATTATCTGCATAAGTTGTATCAGCAGCGTCAGTGCTGGCTAAACTTACAGCAAATGTTTGAATTTTTCTTGTTCCTAATGAAATTAACTGTCCAGTTGAATTAACAGAAAAACCAGTTTCTGTAATAGCACCAGTGGTCGAGCTTTCATTTATTACTTTAAAACCACTCTTTGATCGAATGGTACTCGAAAAAGTTGTGTTTGCCATATATAACTCCTTATCTTGGCTTGTCTGCTTACGCAGTTAAGGTTTTTTTTAAAGATATAAAAAAAAAGGCGACTTGTAAAGTCGCCTTTAACAATTGTTCGGTTTATTTAAGCACCTGGTGAACCAAATACACATCTTGGATCAGAAAATCCAAATGAATATCTTTCACGAGCTTTAAACCTCATATTGCCAGTTGTGAAGTCATCTTCCATTGAAGTAGCAAGAGGTGCTCTTTCAAAATGTAAGAATCCTCTTGGTGCATCAGTTTTAATGAAGAACGCATCAGTATCTGTTAAGAAGTGGTTCACTACATAACCTTCTGGTAGCATACCCATGTTCTTAATAGCATTTACGTCATTATCGGAAGTGCTTGGTCTTAGAGTTGACTCTAATAAACGATCAGCAACAAATTGTAATTGAGGTGGGATAATAAGTTTCATTCCACGTAGTGCAATGATCATATTTCTCTCATCAACAAATGTTGAAATGTCAATTAAAGCGTTCTCTAATGAAGTTTCATTTAGATCAGCAGCCGTACTTGGCTCGTTTCTAAATGTACCACCTCCACCTAGTGGGTGATCAGTTGCACAAAGCTCCTTACCATCACCACCTGTGAATGAACTGTCAAACGCATTGTTCAAAGTTGCCGCAGCTTTTACTTGTTTGCTGTGTGCCATAGAACGAGCTAATGCTCTTGTATATCTTGCACCTAATCTGTCGTACAAGTTATCTTCCATAGCTTCTTGCGTTAAAGCAAACGCTAATGCAATTGTTTCATGCGTATAACGTGCAGTGTAAACTTCATTTGCTGTGTCGAAATTGACCCCAGCACCTTCAGCTTTTGTTGGTGCGTTACCAAAACCTGATAACATCACTTCTTCTTCAAACGCTCTGTCAGAAGATTCTGTATCATAGATTTCTGCGTGTTCTGCATCATATCTATCATATTCCATTCCAAACAATGCGTTTAGACCTGGTTCTAGCTCTTTCGCTAGTTGTGCTCTACTTATCGCCATTATCTACCTCCTACGCTAAGCCTGCACCTTTTTGACCAAAAATAGAATTTTGGATCACAACGTGCACATTGGTTGCATCTGACGAAACATCAGAATTTTCAGGGTCTTGCGAAATGTCAATA